AGAACGCCAGCAAGCCGCGCAGAGGGCGCAGCAGGCGCATGAGTCTAAGTTTGGCTTTGACGACTTCCTGACTAAGATCTTGCTCCCGGTGGGCCTTGGTATCGCAACCGGAGTGACCGGCGGGATGGCTGCTCCGGCAGCAGCTGGGGCAGTGGGCGCGGCGGCAGGAACGGCTGGGTCCGTCGGAGCAGGCCTCGCTGGAGGTGCAGCCGGCCTGGCGGCTGGCCAGCAGATTGGCCAAGGGATTGAGAGTTTGGCAGCGGGAGACGCAGGGGTTGGTGTGGCCCAACTCGCTGGCGGACTGGCAAGAGGTGCCGGCGAGTTTATGCCCGAGACCACACCGGAAGCCCCTCCGGCTTTGCCCAACGTGCCAAACTACGCGGAGCAGTACGAAGCGCTTCGAGCGTCCAGGATGCGCCCAGTTGGCGCTCGGTTCTTCAACTTTGGGGACCTCCGGTAATGGCGAAGTTCCCAACAGACATGCAGTCGCGCATCTCCCGGTCAAAGAGTGAGCGCACCAGGCAGGACAGGGAGTGGTCGGCAGCTATCCGAATGCTGCGCGGAGACCAGTGGCTGTATTGGGACAAGCGAGCCAAACGCTATGGGGAGGTGCCCCGAGCTCCGCAGCAGGTCCGCGTTACCGTCAACCAGATGATGAACATCGAGCGTAGCATCCTCTCAAGACTGACGCTCAACACGCCGACTCCGGTGGTTATCCCGGCAAGCGATACCATTGACGACATCACTAAGGCCACGGCTTCAGAGATGGCGCTCAGGTACTTCTGGCTCTCCGAAAAGCAGACCCGAAAGTGGCAAGAGTGTATTCGGTGGATGTGCCAGACAGGCAACTGCGGACTCCACACCTACTACGAGCCAGCATACGAGGTCACAAAGGCCGCTGACTCCATGCCAGGTGACGAGGAGCTTGAGGGGCCGAAGCCTGACAAGGTTGTTGGCGGCAAGAAGGTCATGGGCAAGGTGCGTTGTGATGTCATCAGCCCGCTGAACATGTTCTACGAGCCCGGCGTTCACTCGCCGGACGAAGCCCGGTGGGTTGCTATTCGGAGCTACTCAACGAAGGCCGAACTCAAGGACACCTATCCTGACAAGGCTGACAAGATTGAGCAGCTGAGCCCTGACTCACAAGAGCACAGGTACGCTTTTCAGGACTATGTCCCCGATGGCCGACTCGAGGTCTACGAGGTCTATTGGAAGGACGGACGACACGCCATCCTGTGCGGGGACTTGTACCTGCAAACAGAGTTCAGTGAAGACGTGCGAGACACCTTCCCTGTGCGCTTGGTGCGATACCATGTCATCGAGGGAGACCTCTGGGGCCAGGGTCCGATGGTCCAGATCGCCGACCTCCAACAGCTGTACAACCGCACTCGAACGCAGATCCATGCGAACGTGCGCCTTATGGGCAACCCGCCTTGGCTGATCCCGCGCACCGCTGATGTCCGAAAGGGCACCATCATGAACAAGCCTGGGGGCGTCATCCGGTTTACGCCTGGCGGCGGAGCCCCCTCGCCAGCAGCGCCACAGCAACTTCCGGCCCACGTAGTCCGGGAGCCTGCCCTTCTGCGCGAAGAGATGAGCGACGTTGCCGGTGCTCACGGGGCCACTCTTGGCCGACGAGAGGCTGGTGTTAAGAGCGGCGTGCATGCTCGGACGCTGACGCAGCAGGACTCCGCCCAGTTGCTTGCAACTCAGCAGGAGGTTGTGGCTGCGGTTGAGGACACCATGATGACGGCGCTCATGCTGATGAAGCGGCACTACACTGAGCGGAGAGTCATCAAGATGCTGGACAGCGCAGGAGCTCCAGCGTGGAAGGCTATCTCGAACACTGACATCGTCGACAACCCTGAGATCTACGTCGACGGCAACACGCTCTTCAAGCTCGACGCTGCCAACCGTGAGTCTCGAGTGCTTGAGATGACGCAGCTCGGACTCATGACGCCTGAGGAGGCGCGAGACGCGATTAGCTTCCGCACCTTCGACAAGCGCATCACTGAGGAGTTTGTGCAGATCAGCCACTTCAGGGACATGCTGCAAGCGGTCATCTTGGGCGAGAAGATCCAAGTGCTACCGACAGACAACCTGGACGCCTTTACAAAGGTGTTCACCGAGTTTGTCCAGTCGCCTCCGTACTACGACCTTCCGCCAGGGACTCAGGACTACATCGCCCAGCTAATCGTTGATGTCAGCATGTTCGGAGCTCCTGAGCAGCAGTGGCAAGCTGCCTCAGACATCAAGACGGTTGCGCCGCACCAGTCGCCAAAACAAACCGCGCCACAGATGATGCCGGTGGCGCAGGCATCGCCGCCCATGGACCCAATGGAGCAGACCCCGATGCCAACCGAGGGTCAGAACCTGCCGGGATTACCTAGCGCTATCTCGTCTATGCAGGGAGGCGGAGGATGACAGTCGCCGAAGTAGCAGCCATGTTCCGAGTGTACATGGATGAGCCCGACAAGACCTTTGTCAACGACGCGCAGCTGTCGACATGGCTTGCGAGCGCTTATGACGACTTCAGGTCTATCGTCACAGAGATGGACCCGCACATCTATCTGCGCCAGCAGGTGTATTCGCTGTCGAACGCAAGGACGCTTGACCTTGCCACCTCGGCACCGGCCATCCTTGGCTCGACAGCTGCTGCCGGCACCAGGCTTTACCAACTCGTGAACATCTACACGATTGAAAGCACGACGCAGCCGAACAACATTGTCGCGAGTCTTGAGCCGTCGCTGTCGGTTACAAGCACCTACGACTCCAGGTCGAACTACACGCTTCAGGGGACGCAGTTGACGTTCCCAGAGGCGGTGACGATGGACATCAGGATTGACTACATCCCTGAGCCAAACATCAACTGGGGCGGCCTCGGTGCTGATTACATCGACGACCTCAACAGGTTTCACGACATCATCGCGCTGCTTGCGTATCTGCAATACGCGATTGTTGACGTGGCCCCGAACAATGAGCTCAACGGGCAGCTAGCGCGTCGCGTTGAGCAGCTGCGGGCGTACCTCGAGGGCCGCGCAGGCGGGATTGTGGAGCGCGTCGTTGACGTAAGGTGGATGTAGATGGCGGTTAAGTACGACGAGGTGGAGATCCTCGGAGGGGGCATCAAGTACGACCGTCCATCCAAGGGGAGCTTCGCGCTTAACCTAGTGCGCCGCCACGGTGCGTGGGAAGTGCGCCAAGGTTTTGGTCAGCTTGCTCAGTACGACACCCGCATTACCAATAACGTCAAGACCATTGATGGCAACTGGGGATATCAGAAGCACCTTGGTAGCTACGTTATGCAGACGGACTTTGGTCACGAGCAGATAATCAGCGTGTTTAAGGCCAGGGTGTACACGTCTGAGGTCCACGACGAGCGCGCCCAAATTGCCAACATCTACGTCGTCAGCATCTACGACACGACAACTCGAGAGAGGTGGGAAGAGCCGCTATATAGGCACACGTCCGAGTCTGGCCTGACCAGCAAAGATAACCACCTCAGGAAGGGCCACTACGAGACAAATAGGGAGCGCGATTACCAGGCGTGGTTAATCGCCACGTCAGAGGACACGTTCTCTTTTGCGGAGGTCAGGGACACTGTCTACTTTGGCTCGCCTGGCACCCACCTGTACGCATATACCCCATGCACCTTCCGAGGCAACCGGCGGAGGTTTGTGTCCGGGGCGCATGACAGGGCATGGGCACCTCCTTACTCGGAGTCGTCGATGGTGTGGAGGGTGCAGCCGTCTCCGGGCGCAGACATCGATGTCTATGGCGTTGAGGGGTACAGGACATCTTCAGGGATCCCGTCACCACAGGCGCTTATCACTTGGGGCGGAAGGCTTGTCATTGCGGGCAACGACAGGGAGGTGTTCTTTTCTCAGAAGGATATGCCCACGGCCTACATCGACCTTGATGTTGTTGTTATCCCAACCGAGGGCTCAATCACTGCGATGGCGGCGATGGGCCAGAGCATCTACGTGTTTACCGAGACAGAGACGTTTTTCTACCAGCCAGCGACAAGGTCTGGCGACCCGCTCGCGTCACAGGGGATGGAGGCTGTGCTGGTGTCAGACACCATCGGGTGCGTGTCACAGTCGTGTGTGACCAAGACAGACAACGCCGTCATATGGGTAAGCAGCACTGGCGTCCATGTATCTGGGACACCAATGGATATCCAGACAATCTCAGACCCGATTGCTCCGTTCTTCACCGACTTCCTGACAGACCCGATGACCACGTTCTTTGCTGCACAAACGGCGCATACGGGCTCAATCAACACGCGACTAAAGCAGCGCAACAGCGTCATCACGCCAAACATGGCTGGTGCATCGGCCGCCTATAGCGAGAAGCTCACGGCGCTGCTCGTTACGCTCCCAGAGGAAAATGTCACTCTGTGCCACTCTGGCGGTGAGTGGTCCATGTGGACGTATCAGTCCAACACGGGCGAGGATGCGTTTGTGCCCGATGTCGGGGCCGGGGCGATTGAGCGCATATCCTACCCGTGGCTCTTGTGCAGGGACCAAAGCCTATACCTCGTAGGCTCGGTGGAGCTCGGCTCTTTCTACGACCAGGCAAGGTACGCCGGGACGGTAGATGTTGACGACGATGCCACTTCTCGTTCGGCGTATCTTCTTGAGTACGGTCGCGGCGGAGCTATCGACAGAAGCGTTGACGACGAAGACGAGCGCACACTTACGGGCAAGTTTGTCTACTATGCGACCGGCGCGCCTTCAAACAGTTACGCACCCATACTTGTCTTGGGCGAGTGGTTGCCTGTTGAGCAGCAGTACAAGTTTCAGGGGCTGTCATCGGCCGCCCCAACCGGCGAGTCTGCCCCCGCCGCGCCCAACAAGACGTTCCTTGTGCCTGTGTATATTGTTCCGGGGGTAGCCATTACGGGTGCCTCGTCAATCGGCCAGTATCATCGGATCAGGATACGATTCTTCTTTGATGCAACGAAGTGGCGTCCGGTCTTTGACGACGCGACAACGTCGACAGACATCAACCTGATATACCCACCAGAGCGCATGGCGTCGTCAGCTGGGTGGGTAAAGCGCAAGTGCGAAGATGGCGCAGGCGCAGCCGCCAGAAACGGCCTTGAGATTAACCTTGAGTGGCTTGGGTCAAGCGGTGGTCACAACCTTGGGCCAGCTATGAATGTGGCCCCCAATAAACTCAACCTGCTGTGCTACATACCGATGATGACCATCGCGAATGCAGATGTTTCAGGCATGGGCATCACCCAGGCGACGACAACGCCAGCGGGATACACCGCCAACTGGTGCGAGGTTCAGGACGGGGGCGTGCCCGCAGTTCACGCAGCACCTGAGGTGCTGGTGTGGAGGCAGTGGCGCATATTCAACACAAACAAGGAAGACAATGTCTCGAGGCCGGTGGACTGGGCCTACATGTCTGAAGATGTTGGCCTGCCTGAAGACGCTCGCGTTAAGGGCCGAGGGGTCTCGGCAAGGCTGTTGAGCCACGGTGTCGGCACTGACGTTACTGGGTCGTGGACGCAGAGCATCTTTAACACCATGCTCGCGGCGGACCTAAAGACGTGGACACCGCAGGTCTTGGACTACCTTGGCAACCCGACCTCATACACGGGCCCAGTGAGCATCAAGAGCAACCTGTACCCCACAGCCGAGGTACACAACACCCTTAGGGATAGGGTGCAAGACGGGGCAGGGGCGCTTATCAGGCCGACGTATGGATCGGGGGCCGTGTATGGCAACGAGGCCACGCAGTCGTTTGAGGCGAACACCTACCTAATTGGCGACGAGCAGGTGGATGAGATCACCACCTCCGAGTCCATGAAGGGCAACAGCGTTGCAATGATGCTGTTCGGCTTTATGCGCAACCCGGCAGAACGACTGAAACTCGAGAGCGTTAAGCTGCTCTTCCGCATAGTCGGCGTTGGTCGACGAAGGAGGGGTAGGTGAGCCTTAACGAGATCTGGTTAAAGAAGAGGGCCAAGACAAGGGTCGGCACTGATGAAGCAAAGGACGCCCCAACCCCGGCAGCGCAGGGTTTTAACGATATTGTCCGAAGAAAGCTCGGGGACATTGCATCAGCGCTAAGGCTTACGATGCCCGGCTCGACGTTCAAAGAGACCAGGGCTGCTAACAACACGTTCCTCCTTGCTCCGGGTGGATACGGTGGCGCTACGCTGTCAAAGACCTTGTCGGAGATGCACGCAGTGTCGCCTGGAGCTCGCATGGACAGGGGTCTCAACCTTGTCGGCTCTGCGGTTATTGATGGCGTATTGCTCGCCGGCTCTGGGCCAGAGGGGTGTGCGGTGGTTAGGAGTACGGCCACGGTGATATTCAGGGGATGCACCTTTGAGAGGCCGACAGACTCGGTCCAGTCAATGGTGACCGTTGAGACCAGCGGCCGGGCAATCTTTCTTGGTTGCGTCTTTAGGGGCAGTGGGACGACAGTGCTGCCGATGATCTCTCATGGCGGCCCTGCCGCAAACGTGCAGGTAGCGTTCTGCTATAACGCAACTGGGAACCCCACGTTGTTCACCCCCGGCACCGCTACAGGGACAGGGAATATCTGATGGCTTGGAAGCGGCACACGCGCAACCTTACGAAGGAAGTGTTCTATGACGGCACCACGATCGATGGCTCGCGCCTGGAGAAAGCGCTTGGAGGTATCGAAGAGGGCGTCAACAACGTCCAAAAAGGCAACACAAGGCAGCGCTTCGTTGCGACGCAGTATCACGCGGGATTTAACCCTCAGATGGAACTCGGTGCTGACAACACGCACAGGTGGCCATGGCTTCAGGTAGATAACGGGGCACTGGCGTCTGTTGGCACAAAGCCAGAAAACGCCCCTTACAACAGGGATAGATTTAAGGGCGTGTCGGTGCCTGGGATATCGGACTTCTTTGTGGGCTCAGAGCAGTACGCTTGGACGCGAACGCTTTATTTCGACAAGCCGGTAATCCTCTACGGCGTGAGCGTGTTGCTGCAAAACGACCTCGGGGCTACCGCGACTAGGCCGTTTCCTGGGACGAGAGATCCAGCGACCGCCCCTGCGTACACATATACCGGGGGGGCAGTCGGTGCCTCTGTCCCCGGAGGACTCCCGGCAGGCTCAAACACAATAGACTTGCCCATTGTCCTCGATGTCATGAACCCTGGCTCCCCAGAGGACGCAGAGCTGACTGACGTTGAATACACGAGGACCCTCCTCGCAATTAACGAAGAGACAACGTCTGCACTCCAACCGAACGCAGGCGGCGCTGGCTGGACGGATTTTCAGCCGGCATACAACTCGGTGGACGTTGCAGATGTAAGGCCGCTATATGGGCGGCTGTTCGAGCACCGGGACCTGAACATCCCAATCCACGAGAGGGCCAGGGTGCGCCTTGCAGTTGTGCTGCCGCTTTACGACAACGGTGCTACCGGCTTCACATATGGGTCATGGGGCAATGACCCGTGGTACCTCCAGGGCTGGAGCGTTACTGTCACGGTGCTCGAGGAGGTTCAGACCCTGTAATGGCCAAGATCACACGCAGCAAGCTGGCTCGGGGTGCCAAACTCCTGAAGGACCACATCTTTGACCCGATGATATCTGCTCAGACGCAGGCGACATCGGCAGAGATTGAGGCTGCCCAGCTTTCCTCGGCCCACGCCCCGTTCCGGGTGAACCTTTCGCTGCCTTACCTGGACAGGTTGAGCAACAGCACGGCATCATCGCTCCCATACGGCCCGTTCCACGGGATCCCGTTCATGATCCCTCCGTTTCAGGAGGACCTTGTTTTCAGCACGGGAGCGCGCGGAGGTCGTGTTGCCAACGTGTCGGACAACATGCCTGAGATCGTCTTGGACGAAGTATCGTTTTCGTTCGACCAGCGCTTAGAGCCGGCGGCCATTGTTAGCAACTGGGACGGCGATGTCGACGGCAGCAACACTGACGGTGGCAAGATCACCTATGAGAGGTCGGACAGGTTGACCGTCGACCTCTCGATCATGGAGAAGATGCCAACGTGGTTTGAGGGTGCGGCAAACCCGACAAACGTTCTTCCCGGCCGTGTTGTGTGGTCTGGCAGAATCAACGCGCTTGACGTTGAGGATGGCTTCTTTCGCCTTAACCCGTGGGTGAGTTCCTCGATCAATGAGGTCATCGACCCGTTCAAGACCTACATATTTACCATTTCGGCCCCAAGCCTGGGAGACGGGGCGATATCCGATGTCGCTGCGCGGACAGATATCACCCTTGTGTCTATTGAGGTGTCCATCCGGTTCCTGACAAGGTTGACGGCTCGAGACTCGGGCGACGACATACAGAACATACCGAAGCGCCACGACGGGTTGCCCAACGACAACATGACGCTGGTCGAAAGGTTGGTCACCACGGGGGCCGGGCAGAACTCGGCTACCGCAAGGCCGTTGATTAACACCCCTGGGATGGCGGTGGGACCTGGCAACCCCATATCGGCAAACAACGCAACCGTAGGCGTACAGACGTCTATGGCCGTAATCGATGAGATGTCGAGGCGGAAGTTCCAAGGTGGATACAAGTTAGACTCAGACCTCCCCATGATTGAGGAGCTCAAGGATACGGCGGCGTACACCGTCATTGCCGTGCCACTGTTCAACAACATGCAGTTTGGCGGGTTGTGCGCTCAGGACTTTGGCGACATGCCCTACATCGGTGCAACCGGTGCGAACAAGTTTGCAGTCGACCGCAGGTACATTCCGATTGAAAGCCCCATGACCATTCACCACGTGCTGTTCTCGCACAGCTGGATGAGGTTCTACCGCAAAGAGCACGGTGGGGCCGGGGGGCCGCAGGAGGTCGCGGGGATACCATACGACACCGCTGGCGCATCCCTGACGACCATGCAGTTAACCCTTGGTGTGGGCATTGGCATGGGCATGCGGGGTGACTCGTTTGGCTACCAGCAGGTTGCCGGCCCCAAGACAATACAGAACCCAGGTACAACGTCGTGGCACGGCTCAGCGGTTGACCTCATTCAGCACGGTCATCCAGCAACGCTTCCGCAGACAGGCCCTAGTGCAGCATGGGACGCCGGCACCAGGAACCAGTGGAACCTTGAACTCCACGCCATGGACCTGGTTGGCAGTGGCTCGCCGGGGCTCAACGGGATGACATCGCAGGGTAAGCCTGTTTTTGTCGGTCGCGGCTCATCGACAACTGGCTCACGCCAGAACATTGCCGGAGCACCATCAGCCGTTGCAGGATGCGAGCAGTGGATCGAGGTGCGGGCAACGCTTGGAGACCCGACACTGAGCCCAGGCAGCTATGACAACACGTCAATGATGGTCGGCGCTGGGGGTATTTGGGTGTACATTATCGGCAAGACACACTTGGTGTGAGGTAGGTCATGAGTTCAAGCACAGAGGGCGGCCCAGCGGGCATCAGCGTCGCACCATTTTTGGGCGGCAAGGAGCAGCAAGACATTCTTGGGGCCTTGGCGGCGCAGACTGCGACCGCTCGCGAGGCCGCTGCCGCGCAGAAGGACTTTGGCAAGAAGGCTGGCACCGCAATCAGGCGCGCGGCCGACGAGGCAAACAAACTGTCTCGAGCGCAGGTTGCGCGCGGAGTCGCGGCGGCAAGAGGCTCCGGTATTGCGACGGGTGGTGGCCTTGCTGGCCTTAGCGGCTCGACAGCTGTCAACGCCATGAGGGAGCAGATGGCGGCAGCCGCTCAGGCAGAGGCTGGCGCTGTGAGCGCGGAGCAGACGGCTGAGAAGGCGTACTTTGATGCGCGTGAAAGGGCAGCCCTCGCCGCATCAGAGGAGGCGGCCAAAACCGGCGAGCTCAAACAAGGAGCGCAGAGGGCAGGCATGGCGTTTGTTGATGAGATTGCGCTTATCGAGAGCCAGTACGAGGCTGGTCAGATCAACGAAGAGCAGGCTGCCGCTCAGATTGCCGGTAAGGCGCAGTACCTTGACCCGAACGACCCGACCCAGCGCACTGCCCTCAAGCAGTCGTTCAATCAGCTCTGGATGATGGCGACCGAGAACCCTGAGTACGCACCCAGCGATGCGGTGCTGGAGGTCCTGATGGGCTCCGGTGTCCCGGTTGGGCAGTTGTTTTCCGCGTGGACGGGGCACACCGATGCGAAAAACACGCGAGCTTTTTGGACAATGGCTCAGGGCGTATACAACGCCAACCGGCCACCAGGGACGCCGGAACTCAGCGTGGGCAAGGAGGGCCAAGGAGGTTGGGGGGATGATGAGTTCTCGGCCATCGCCTCGGCGCTTTTGTCGCTAGGCTCTCAGCCGCAGGCGGGGGCGTAACCATGGCGCGCATCCTTCCTGACATCTCAGCGGCTACGGGTCCTCTCACTCCTGCTCGCCAGCGCTTCTTCAGCAAGGTGCAGAGCGATGAGGACAAGGCGCTCAAGATCATGCAAGCCATCGGTGGCGGTGTGCGCACGGCTTCTGACTTGTACGATCTGGGCTCTAACATCTATCAGACGTACATCAAGGAGACGCCAGAGGAGGCGCTGCGTCGTCGTCAGGAAGAGCTCGGAGACGCAGCCACAAGGCAGAGGATTGCCAGGAATGTGGCTGGGCCCGGCGGCATGGTTGGCGACCAGTACGACCCGATGCTTGGCTCTCGAGTGCCAGACTTGTCTGGCTTTGCACAGGCTCGTGGTGAGTTCGCGCAGGACTTCGCAGAGGTAGCCGCACTGGGCGAAGGCTCGCTTTATGACAAGCCTGCCCCGAAACCTGGTCAGTTGCCACCGACTGAAAGTCAGATGGCTGAAGCGCAGCAGCAGGCCGCCACGCAAGCACCTGCGACTACAACGCTTGACGAGTCTGAGGTTATTGGAGACCTGGGCAAGCTCGGCAGGCTGTTGCCACGGTACGCAGCACAGCGCGGCATGAACGTTGATGAAGCGCGGAAGATGGTTGCCACGGGTGATTGGCAGGGCTTGGGGCCGGGCAGCGCAGAGACGTTTGGGCAGTATCTTGACCGCATGCAGGAGTCGGGTCGGTTTGGGGGCGGCCCTCCCGCGCCGCAACCGCAGGCCCCAGCAGTGGAGCCGTTGACGCAGGCCCCGGCGGCTGCCGACCCTGTAATCACCAAGTATGAGCAAGCGCTCCAGAGGGTCGCCCAGGCTGGAAGGCCAGAGCTTGTGGAGTATCTCGCCAAGAAGTCTGGCCAAGTAGCTGCGGAGAGAGGCAGGCCAGACTTGGTGCCCCAGATGGACGCAGTCACCGCAAAGTACAGAGAGAGCTTGACGCCTCGAGCTCAAGCCACCTTGGATTACGTCCAAAGGCCCAAGCAGCAGCAGTTCTTGCGGGAACCCAGGACTGCTCAAGAGTTTGTTATGGGGCGAGAGGGCGGCAGGGAGTTCTCTATTCGAGAACTGAACATGGCCTACAACTCCTTGTGGCGGCAAGGTAGGCAGCAGGAAGCGGAAGACCTGGCTCGACTGGCTGGCGCTGCAAAGGACATCGGACAGTTTGTGCAAAGCGGTACAGACTCACCCGTCCTAGTCAGGGCGCGAGCTGAAGAAGCTGTGGCTAAGATGGCCAAGGGAGGTGCCGACAGGCTTTCCTCCGCTCAGGCTATTAGCCTTGCGAGGCTCAAGGGTAGCCGCAGAGGGAGTAGTAAAAGTCGCGGTGGCCGAACAGACGCAGCCAGGCCAAAGGGGTCACCCAAAGAACCAACCCCTGAGGAGCGAAACAGCAAGGAGTTCCTTATTGTTTTGGCCGAAAGAGGAATTCGACAAGCTCGCGATCTCTACTACGACTCAAAAACCGACAAGGTTACCAGGCAAACAACAAAAGACCTCCTTGCCGAGGCTCGTCGCATACTAAAAGACGTTGCACAGGAGAGGTTTAAGACGCACCCAGATTACGAGCTGCTTAGGTCGGAGTACGGGCAAGACTTTTATAAGACCGCCACCACCGAGGAGGCAGTGTCGGAGAAGGCGTCCGCTGCGGAACAGGCATTAAGCGCCGCAACCGGGCTCGCCATCGAAGACTTTGGCGACAAGATGAAGTCAGCCGACAGCCGGATAGCCGAGATGAAGAAGCGGCGCGACAAGCTTCCCAAGAGTTCAGACCCGCAACCTGGTGACTACAAGCTTCCTGAGATCGCCAAGAGCCTGAACGATTTCAGGAAACTGGCCCCGGAGGATGTCAAGAGCCAAACAGCCGAGATCAGGAAGCGAAAGGCGGCGCTGGTCAAAGAAAGGAAGTCGCTAGACGCAAATATCACAAAGGCAAAGAACGCACTGCGAACCCTTAAGGGCAAATAAACGTGGCAACCGTGCGCCAGCTTGCTCAAAGGCTTGCGTCCCAGGGCGTAACGAGAGAGCGCTTTGTTGAACTCATGTCGAGCTTTGGCATTGACCCGCTTGACCCAGCAAGCCAGGACATCGAGGTCTCCGAGCAGTTTGCCTCTGCGCCCCTGCTCCCAAACGAAGGCCCTCAACGTGGAGCTCCGCTGACGTTTGACCAGCCAGCCGCGTTTGACTTCCAGCAGCAGGCACCCGTTGCACCTCAGCCTGTACCAATGCAGCAACGCCCGCTGCCATACGCGACAGACGTGCAGCGGCCTTTTGAGGCACCGCCAGGGCAGGCCGCCCTTCGCAACCAACGGGTAGAGCCGCAACCATCCGACGTCTCCGATTATCTGACCACATACGGCAAGCCAAAAACAGGCTCGCCCGCGTACTACGGGACGGGCTCGCTTGAAGACGTTGCGAAGTACGGCTTCGAGCCACTACCAAGAACGCGCGCTTTTGCCGAGGCCGAGAGCAAAAGGCGTACTAGCGCCAGAAGAAGACCCAGGCTTTGAGCGTGCTCGAGAGCTTCAGAGCGGCTTGAACCCGTACCAGAAGGCAGCTTTTGGGGACATACCAAAGGTTGCCGCAGCTCGCGGGCAGGCTCTTCTCACAAGGATGGGTGCCCTGCCTGGTGTTGCCGCCGGGGCTGCAACAAGCTACGCCCTTGAGGGCATTAAGGCAGCCAGCCCAGACGAGTGGCAGTCGAACGAAGACATGTCTATTGCAGGCATAACGATGTCGCCTGAAGAGCGTCGCGGCTGGGATAGGCGCTTTGCTGAAGAGGATATGGCATCGGTTGACTTGTTGGACGAGATTATCTCCGACAGTGTCATGCGAAGCGAGACCAGCACGTTTGCCCAGAATGCGGTCAGAAGCGCTCTTGAGTTTACAGAGGCAACGTTTGAGCTCCTGTCGTGGCTGTCGGGCGGAAACATTCCTAAGGCATTTTGGGAGAACTCTACCGAGGCTGACCGCAAGAAGGTCATCGCCGACATCGTCGGGCCCGATCTCTTCCCGGACATCAGCGCACCACTTAAAGAGTCTGAGGCTATGGCTCAACGGCAGCAGGACGTCTTGACTGAGGAGGCTGTCGATCGCTGGCCGCAGCTTGGCCGCGAGCTTGTCGCCTTCATGTCTGCGTTATTCAACAAGCCTTATGAGGTCTCGCACGCACACCCCGTTGCTGTCGGTGCCTTGGTCTACCCCATAGCGCGGAGGGCCGGCATTAAACTGGGCCCTAAAGCGGCCGAGGTGGGGCGTCGTGTCCAGTCTGCGTTAGACAGGTTTGCTGACAAGCCGGTAACGCCGAGGGGACCGCTTGAGGGCCCTGTGCGTCCTTTCATGGAGACGGGCGTCAGGAAGACGGCGGGCGCGGTTGCTGGTTTTAACGAGCTTGTCGGCGACGTGTGGAGCGCTTTCCAGAGGTGGAAGGTCGACCCGACGTCAGTTGCAGACCCGTCTATGCGGCCCGTGACTGAGCAGATTATACGCGGCGCGTCTGATGTTGAGGCTGGTGTGGCGACGCTGGGCCCCATGTTGCAGCGCGCGGCAAGGGTTCCCGGTGACGAACTGCCTGCGAGGCCCCGCCCAGCACCAGAGCCTGTGCCGGAGGGGCCGCCCCCCGCGCCTGAGAGTTTTGTCTTCCGCGATGTGCCTGGCGATGAACTGCCAGAGGTCACGTCTGTGCGACAGGCAATTGAGGCACGCCGAGCACCCGCCCGGCCAGAGGGCACCGTGGTTCCGCAAGAGCCAATTGGGCTCCCGGCTCCTGAGCAAGTGGCCCCTCGTGTTGGCAGATACTCCTTGAGCCCAGAGGCCGAGGCGCTGGGGCTTCGACTTCTTGATATGGACAGCCCGTTTCTTAGGCGGATGGCCGAGCAGGCCTACGCTTTTGAGGGCCGCATCCCAACGCAGTTAGAGAGGGCCGCGCTTGCGGAGGCTCTTGCCTATTTGATTGACAGCACAAGAACCTTTCCGACCGCGCAAAGCAGGCGCGCTGCATTGATGCGGATGATGGACGAGGCTGGTGGAGACCCGTTTGTCGCTGCGGAGCGCGCCTTTAGGGCTGCGGAAACGCCTGCCGGCACTCGGATGGCGGGGATGCGTGAGGCGTCGGCCCCTCCTGAGCCGGTGCCAGACTTGCCACAGGTTGCGCAGGTCAGGCGTCAAGTAGAGGCTAGGCGGGAGGCTGGCCGCCAAGCACCACCTCCCCAGGAAGCGGCCACGCCTCCAGATGTTGTGGCTGCTACTCAGTGGGAAAGGGCTCGAGCTGCGGTAAGCGAAGCGGAGCAGTCCTCTCGAGGCCTATACGAGCGGCTTGATGCGGCGAGAGCAGAGGGCCTGCACAAGACCAATCCTGTTGAATACGCGCGGATGTACGACGAGGCCATCAACACGTCGCACAGGCTTGACATGCAGGCCCGGCAGATGGTCGAGGCGGCAAAAACAGCGCAGGCTGAATCGGCTCCGCCACCAGTGCCAAGAAGCCGTGCGCTGGTTCCCATTGAAGAGGTGGTCGCGCCTGAGGTCATCAACATACCAGCCCCTCGATATGAGATGACCCCATGGCAAAAGCCTGGGCGTGCGGCATACGAGTCCCCAGTCATATCGCCGGGCTTGCAGCCTCCACCTCCCGGCAGGAGGTTTGGGTACGAGTTTGAGCAGAAGCTCTATGACATCACTGGTGAGCCCGGCAAGCCGCGCGGTCTATCTCCAGCGAGAGAGATGACTCAAGAGGGCATCGCTGACGTAACTCCTGTGGTGCGCGAGATTACGCCGATTGTGCAGCGTATGACGCCAGAGGTGTTCCGCATCATCGAGGACGCCGCTGAGTGGTTTGAGGGCGGCCCGCTAAGGGACGTGCCTAAGTTTAGGGAGATGGTGTACCAAGAGGTTCAGGCCGCGATGGACACGCGCACAGCAAACATGTTCCAGGCTAAAGCCGCTCGTGAAGGGGCGGCCAAGCTGGCCTCTTCCGAACTGGCGCGGCGTGGCCGGGTGAAGGTGCCACCCAAAGAGGTGTTGGCGCTTCTTGATGAGGCTATAGAGGGCAGGATTAATGATGTCGGTATCCGCTACAAGGACTGGCAGACCGGCGAGCCCAGGGTTTTGTCTGTGGTGGACGTGTTGTCCAGGTCGCTTAAGTTCGACCCGGAGTTTAAGGAGATCGTTGTTGACTCGATGATCAACGCCAACATGCACAGGGCTGCAACCAGGTCGCGCAAGCTGTTCCACCAGAACACAATGGGCAAGACCATACGGGAATGGCACCCCAGGCACACGACGTATGAGGTCGCGTCTGTCGACCCTGCCAAGGGCCTCGTGCAGATGGAGAGCGCTGTTAAGCGCAGGCCACCGGTCGATGCGGAACTTGAGTTCTTCAGGTACAGGTATGAGCGAGAGGGCACGCTTCCGCCGATAACCAGAAACTCTCCGCAGGCCATCTTGGATTACGCCGAGAACAGCGGAACCTCGGTGCCGGGCCCATTACGAAGACGCCTTGCGCGCATGAAGAAAGCGCCGGAGCCAATCCTGGACGCTCTTGGCTTGCGAAAACCAGACACTCCGGCGGGTGTGCGCGATGTCCGCATATCTCCGATGATCTTAGACGAGGGCATGACGCCTGAGCTCTATGTGAAGGGGGACTTGCTGTCTTCTGTTGAGTTTGTGTTTGCTGACAGGGCCTGGGCAGACGCACCGCTGCCTATCTTGTTTGGTCAGGCCGCGCAAAAGCTGCTTGCAGGCCTCTCGAGAGGTATTAAGAAGGGGCGTGTCGCACTCAATCCGGGGGCGCTTCAGTCGGCTGGCTTAGCGAACACCATGGCCTCAAGCATCAAGTGGGGCGACCCGTTTGCTCTGGTTAAGCAGGTCGACTGGTTCCTCGACATGACCAGATACAACAAGGGGCTGCCCACCAAGAGACCAAAGTCTCACTTCGAAGCGCTGATGCAGTCGTCTGACATCCTTGACAGCAGCTTCACCTTTGAGCTGGCAAAAAACAAAAACCTGCTCGACATCAAGGCGGGAGATGCCTTTATCGACAAGCTCTACAAGGGCGGTGTGCGGGCATATGACATGCCGATGGATTTCCTCTCCCGCTTGTTTGATAAGCCGGACAACATCGCCAAGGGCTGGGAGACCATGAAGAAGGCAGACAGTTATCTGTCTGACATCGCCATGCTTCCTGAGGGGAAAAGCATCGGCATACCGATGGGAAGAAACATCCAAACAAAACTGACAAAAAGAGCTACGGACGAGCCCGGCAAGGTTGGTGTTCTCAAGGACGGCAAGGTTCAGCTGACGGAGCCACAGCTGTTAAGGCTTCTGATGAAGTCCGCTGCGGTCGAGGCGGCCCGCACTTACGTCAACTTCAGGAACGTGCCTGTCGCGCAGGTTGCCAAAAGAAACATCCCCTTGTGGGATGCGATCTTTGGCTCCCCGTTTAGTGGTTGGCAGTCGGTGACGACAACGGTGCCGGGGCGGCAGGGTATTGTTGGGGAGATGCTCAGCGGCCCGGTCAATCGCGGATGGACCGACTACGTTCCGCTGATGGTGAAGCGAAACGCAGAAGCTGTTGCACACGGGGCTAAGATAGGGAGCGTGATTGGCTCGCAAGCGGCTCAGCTGGACGAGAACAGTGAGCTGTTTAGGTTGGCATCTGCATGGGACCTCGACCAGGTCAAGCCAGTGCTCACCTCACCAACAGATGATGTTGGTGTTTTTGACGTGTGGAAGATTGGCACCGCCGATCCGATTGAAGACTTGGCCACAACCATCCGCATGGTCGAGTCTGCGCTGTCGCCCGAAGAGGCTCTCGGGTTTATCGACCCGACCGCTGTTTCTGCGATAGGCGACAAGGGCTTTGAGCTCTCTAAAGCTACGCCGGAAGAGATCGCCAACATGAGCGCATACGATAAGCGTATGTACGATGCGGCCAAGGGTCTGTCTTCGCCTAAGTTTAAGGGGATGGGGTCTCCATTTAACCGCGCCCTGGATAGCGCGTTCTTAGGCGGTTCGGCTATCGCGAACATCTACATGGACTTCACCAAGGCGAAGGGGTTGCCGGGCGGGATAACGGATGCGTGGTCCATCATCAGCCTTATAGCCAAGACGTCGCTAAGATCTTACATACCTGCGTATGCCGGCAAGACAGCGAGCGCATACGCCGAGTGGGTCATACCTGAGCTTCAGGACAAGGTGCTGAACCTGCAAGCAGACGACAGCATCCCCGAGCTTGAGAAGGCTGAGATGATAGCCGAGACCCAGCGCGAGATTGAGCACGCAAAGTACTTTGCCGGGCAGAAACTCGTTGAGCCAAAGCCGCTTGAGGGTGGAGGTTTGTTTGAGCGTGCGCCCAATGACTTCATGAGCATTCTTATGGACCACTGGTTCAAGCTGCCCCGACCTGAGCTTATGGTTGGTAATGAGTCAAAGGCAGATGAGCTCTTTAAGAAGATGAAGTCTGAGGCTCTCAAGGCTGCTGGCGCTGCGTCTACAAAGCAGATCGAGGCGCAGGAAAGTCAGCTGAACGCGCTGATTAGAAGGGTGGGCCCCCTGCCGCCAGGCCCTGAGAGAGAGCAGGCGCTAGAGCGTGTGGTTGCAGCGCGGCAGATCCTCAATGAGATGAAGTCTAGGCGATCGTCGCTTCAGCAGATCATAGGCCGTGAGTTCGATGCCCAGATGCGTGCTGTGAAAAGCCAGACTCGCAGCCAGAAGCAGATGGTCAAAGGCCTTAAGAGATACCAGAAGGACGGGTTGCGCGTGCTTAATCGGTCTCAGCGCACCAAGGGCCGAGAATACGTGCGCAAGAAGACCGAACGAGAATACGAGCAGATGGACAAAGAGTTGTTCCCGCCAGGACCATAGGAGCCAACACATGCAAGTCACCAAGCACTTCAAACTCAGCGAGTTCGCCTGCAAGGACGGCACCCAGGTGCCCGTCAAGTACCAGGGCAACGTCGCCGCGCTCTGTCTCGCGCTCGAGCACCTCCGGGCTCGGCTGGGAGCGCCCGTTGTGATCATCTCGGCCTACCGCACCAAGGAATACAACAAGCGTGTCGGTGGCGCGTCTAAGTCTCAGCACCTGACGGGCAAGGCTGCTGACATCCGCATCAGCGGCAAGACACCGGCCGAGGTATCGGCGTGTCTCGAGGAACTCATCGCCGAGGGCACCATCCCGCAGGGCGGCATTGGCGTGTACCCTGGCTCAAACTTCACGCACTACGACGTGCGCCTTTCTAAGGCTAGGTGGAACGGGTAGTGACCTGCTATGGTCTCTGCAGTGAATGACTTGCCCCTGGAGGGAGCGTGAAACGGTTTGCTTTTGACTTTGTGGCGGCGCTGGCTGTGGGCGTCATCTTGATGCTCTCGATGGGCGGATGCGGCAGCACCTACACCTTGAAGAAGGGTGGATGGTCTATCGAGAAGGATGCTGAGAAGGGCACCTG